GCGGTAATTATTCGGGATTTACAAGACAAAGTGGAGCGAGAATTATGACTGCTGAGCCTGTATGTATGAGGTATGAACGTTCCGAAGAAGCGAAGCGTGTGCGAAAGCAATATGAAAATGGTGAATTACATCATAGCTTTCACGAATTAAGCGAACTTCACCCAAGAACTGACGGCAAGACAAATACACTCTCAACAGTTTTAAAGGACAATCCTATCTGTGAACCTGTATGTGTTGCACAGCGAGGGCGATATGCCGACAGCGGAAATCGCACGGTAAAGGGCAACGGTCTCATAGAACAATTTTATGAAGCACGACCGGACGGCAAGACTAATGCATTAACTACAGTTCAGAAAGATAATGCTGTTGCTGAGTCTATCCGTGTCGGAGCATTGCCACGTCCAAACGGTGAACTGTCAACGTCGCAGGGTATGAGAATATACAGTATTGACGGAAAATCGGTTACACAGTCGGCAGGCGGAGGAGGAATGGGCGGTAAAACAGGACTGTACGCAATACCCGTTGAATTTGCTGACGGAATACCGACTAAAGCCATAAGTTGCGCAGACGGCAAGACATACCCGGTGTACGAAGTCAGAAACGGTCAAATCACAATCAAAGACAAACAATATCCGATTAAGCTTATTGACGGATATTACATAATTCGCAAGCTGACCGTCACAGAATGTTGCCGCCTACAGACATTACCTGATGATTATTGCAAGTCCGTAAGCGCAACACAGGCATACAAAGGTTTAGGTAACGGCTGGACGGCAGAGGTGATTATACACCTGCTAAATCACGCACTTAAAAATGTGCCGAGAGATGAAGAAATCGTTGTACTGTCAATGTATGACGGCATCGGCACAGGGCGGTATTGTTTGGATAAAATGGGCTTTACCAATGTCAGATATTACGCATATGAGATTGATAAATATGCTATGACCGTGGCAAATGACAATTACCCGGACATTATCCGGTGCGGTGATGCGTTTGCGGTTAGAAGTGCTAAATGGAAGTTGGAGGCATGAGGGCAAATGGAGAAAATAATCCGAGTATTTCCTCACAGAAACAGCTATACGCCTGATGATGAATACGCTTTCGTAGGTATGCCGCCGCTGCCGATATTTATACCCGAACACGATGAAATCCACGTGTCATGTACATTTACATGGGAAAAAAACTGTGTGAAGAATTGGCGTATCAGTGGGAAGGTCAGACGAATAAGCCTGTTAAGATGGGCGGTGTTGCATACGGTTCGGAAGTAAAAGGTTTTCAGCAAGGTATGTATATCAAGAAAAACATCATTTTCACAACGCGCGGCTGCAATAATAATTGCCCATGGTGCTGTGTTCCGAAAAATGAGGGCAAGCTCGTTGAATTGCCTATTTGTCAGGGAAATATCATTCAGGATAACAATTTTCTGCAAGCATCTAAGCATCACAAAGACAAGGTGTTTGAAATGCTGAAAACGCAAAAAGGCATTTGTTTTAAAGGTGGTTTAGAGCCTGATTTGATAGACAGCCATTTTTGCGAAAGTCTTGTATCGCTGGGTACGCACAAAGTGAAGGAATTATGGTTAGCCTGTGATACTGATGCACGATTGCCTGAGTTCAAAAAGGCGTGTGAAAAGCTGCAAAAGGTAGGATTTAACCGCAACAAAATTCATTGTTATGTACTGTCATACGGTAAAAACCGTGATAAAGACGAAGCAAGAGCAAGGCAAGTATACGAAGCAGGTGCAATGCCGTTTGTTCAATTGTACAGAGATTTTTCCGATACAAAAACCGAGTATTCGGCGGACTGGAACAAATGGGCGAGAATGTGGCAAAGACCTGCGGCAACACGGGCGCATATGGAAAAAGGCACAAATTATGATGATTTTGATACATGAGGAGGTATGAGGGCATGGCTAAATGGAAAACCTTTTGCGGCGAAAAAGCACCGCAATGCACATCATGCGGAATGTGGATGCCGTTTGCACGATATACAAGAAAAAACGGCATTGAGGCAAGAGAAATCACAGATTACTGCCCATCATGCGGCGCGAAAATGACAGGTATTGATGAATGTACAAGCTGTGAGTATTCATGCAATGGAGAATGGCAAGACAATGGGATTTGCTTCGCTTGTCGAGGAGATACATGGGTATATGGAAAAAAGCACAATGAGCGAATTTTAAATAAAAATGGAGGTTTATGACAATGCCTGAAAAATTAAAACCCTGCCCGAAATGCGGCAAAAAGCCAATTATTGAACGATGGACAAGTGGAAGATTAATGTATATGGCAAAATGCAATAATCCTGATTGCACAGTACCGGATAACGGCTACCCAGCAGGTCATGATTTAGAAAAAGTAATAGCCGAGTGGAATAGGAGGGCTGACAATGCCAACACGTGAACATATTTTCAAAGCAAAACGTTTAGACAACGGCGAGTGGGTCGAGGGGTATCTAACGCAAGATACAATTTGTTCATTTCATGGTACATATTTAGCGATGACTATACATGAAATCCCACAAGGTATTTATGATGGTATGTATCATGAAGTTATCCCCGAAACCGTCTGCGAGTACACAGGCTTGACCGATAAGAACGGCACAAAGATTTTTGAGGGCGATATAATGCAACTTTGCAGCGGTACATATCCGTGCCTTGTATATTGGGATGACAGAGGTTTTAGTTGGTTGCAGAACAATAAACGTCGGGAGATAGATTTGACACGGGGAAAAATGTCGATTATCGGCAACATCTATGACGACCCAGAACTTCTGGAGGTGGGAGAATAAGCATGAATATAGGCAAAGCTGTAGCTATTTTCAAACAGATTAAAAACAAAGAGTATACCGATACGGAAAAGCTATGTGCAATATCAGCGGTTTTGGATATGTCTACACATAACGGCATAACCAAAGATGAAATTTTAACCGCTTTTCGCTGGTTTGCAGATGGCGAAGCAATCTCAGTAGATGAATTGCAGGAGCTTGGAAGAATGAACTGGATAAGCATAAAAGACAGACTGCCAAATCCATATATACGTGTACTTGCAGCATTTGAGGATAAAACACTCCGCACAACGGTAATGTCAGACAGCGAAACATTTTTACATGAGGGCGAACACGGTTATGTCACCCACTGGCAACCACTACCTGAACCGCCGAAAGGAGAATTGAAATGACAACGCAGGAATTGATTGAAAAAATACGTGATTGTGTAGGTCATTCTTGTTGTTTTGACTGCAAACATTACACGAAAAATCTCACAAGTAATTGTGAGAATAATATGCTTTCGTCTGCCGCCAATCGCCTTGAATTGCTCGAAGCTCAGTTTGAAGCCATGGCAGCCGAGAGAAATAAGGCAGTGGAGGATTTGAAAGAAATTTCAATGCTTCCATATGGCGGTTGTCATTTGTGTTCTAACATACATACTGATGTATGTGACAATTGCCGCCGTAATGATACTCGAATTGCCGAACCAAACAAGATAGGTGCGGATTTATGGCAGTGGCGAGGTCGGATGTCCGATAATTTTTGAGGAAGGAGATGATGATAATGGCTAATGTAGTTCAATGCGATAGATGTGGAAAAATATGTACATATGATGAAAGATACATAGTAGATATCGCAAAAGGTGCCGACCAAACAAAATGTGACTTATGTCTTGAGTGCAGAGAAAAATTAATAAGTTTTTTAAATCTTCACAAGGAGGATAAAGCAAATGACAACATGGTGTAAAGAGTGTTTGCATAAAACGGTATGTAAATACAATGACGGTGTAAATCAATGGTGTGTGGGTGATTTTGGTTGCCCTTACCGCAAGAACGAGTCGCTGATTATCGAATTGCCGTGCAAGGTAGGGGATATAGTGTATGTGAATACGTCAATGCAAGGCTGGTATATGAGAGAAAAAGATAAACCATATGCAGCGAGGATTGTTTTTATAGGCATTAATGGAACAGATAATTTTATGAATGTTGATTATCAGAATGGTCACATGGCTTCATTTAGTTTTTCTCAGGTAGGCAAAACCGTTTTTCTCACTCGTGAAAAAGCCGAGCAGGCGTTGGAGGAAAGGCAGAACATACATGACAAGAATTAGTGAAGTTCCCACAGAAGCAGAAGAACAGGAAGCACTTTTCAGGTGGATTGCCTTTTCTGCGGCTAAGTATCCGGAGTTGTTACTGTTTTCACATACGCCAAATGAGGGCAAGAGAAGCATACAAAACGGCGCGATGCTCAAACGCATGGGATTGAGAAGCGGCGTTCCCGATTTACATTTACCTGTTGCGCGCGGAAAATATCATAGTCTGTATATTGAACTGAAACGAACAAAGGGTGGTCGCGTGACAGATAAACAAAAGTGGTGGATTGAAAAGCTTAACCAATACGACAATCTCGCGGTCGTTTGCTACGGTTGGGA